GCCGACAAGCCGAACGCCGCCTAGAGGCGATTGAAAAGCAGCTGCAGGGCTTGGATCCTGATCAGCTGCGCGGCATCAAGGAAGCGCAAGAACGGGAAGAGCGGCTGCGCTCCGAGATGGATCAGCGCATCAAGGAAGCCGCCGAAACCGCCAAGGCTGAGGCCTATGCGCAGGTGAAGATCAAGGATCAAAAGCTGGCTGAAGCGCTGGCGGAGAAGTCGGAGCTGTACCGGCAGCAGGCCCTCGCCAATGCCTTTCAAGCGGCCGGCGGACGCAGCGGTGGCGCTGACGATGGCATCACCTACTTCAACGCCTTGATGGGTGCGGTGGGCAGCCGCTTTAAGGTGAACGATGCCGGTGATGTGGTGGTGATCAATGCCAACGGTGAGCCGATGCTCAACGACAACGGCGATGCGTTGACCCCTACGGCGTACCTAGAGCAGCTGAAGACCCACCCGGTCTACGGCCACTTCTTTGCACCCACCAGCAACGGCCACGGCGGCGGAATGCGTGGCACCGGCAACCTGACCAACGGCAGCCTGCAGGGCATGAGCGCCATGGACAAGATCAGCTTTGGCCTGAGCTGATGACGCTCGATCTTCCTTTTGTCGTTGCACCACCGAAGCGCAAGACGCAGCGCATCGGCAGCAAAGAGACCGGCATCTTGGAGCTACCGGTGCTTGGCTCGCTGCAAGTGGGTGAAGTGATCACTGTCAGCGATCTGACCGGTGAAACCGATGCAGCCGTGGTGGTGGCGGCCAAGCTGGCGCAGCGCATCAGCGCTGAGCAGGACATCACGATCTTGGAAGCTTTTGCCTTGGTGGAAGGGGCAGCCGTGGGCCGTGAGATGAGCGAGCAGCAGGAGGCGATCAAGCTGCGCTACCTGCCGGAGATCGCAGAGCTGACTAAGACCTACATCCAACGCGGCCGCGAGCGAATGCTGGCCAGCGTGACGGCCTTGATTCGTCATCGGCTGGAGCGGCCGGAGTGGGGCATGGAGCAGACCATGACGCTGCCGCAGCCGTTGATGGATGCCCTGTTTGGCTTCTTTGAGCAGGAGCGCACAGCGGCCGAGCCCGATAGTGCGGCACCACCCTCTGAGGAGGAGATAAAAAAGCGGCCGCCGGGGACTGGAAGCAAAGCCGCATAGATTGGCCGGCGCTGTTTTGGGCGCTGTGCCGAGCCTTCCCCGGCCAGTTCCACCGCGACACCTTTGCCCAAGAGAAGGTGGCGGTGGTGCTTGCGGCGCATCGCCAACTGCTGGAGCTAGAGCGGCAGCAGCTGCAGCTGCAGGAACTGCAAGGCGCACAGCTCTGCAGCCTGCTCTACAACATCAACCGCGACCAACGCAAAGGCAAAGCAACTAGCCATCAGGACTGGCTGTTCTTCCGTCAGGAGGTACGCGAGGATGCGGATCAGCTGCCGGCGGTGGTGGCGCATGTGTGCCTAGCGCTGCGCCATGAAGACAAGCTGCCGCCGCTGTTGATCGGCATCTGGAAGGACGTGCTCAAGCGCTCTGCGGTCGCGGCTGAGCTGCCGGAGATCCGGGCGCTGGTGAGTGAAGATCGGTGCGTCGTGATGGTGGCCCCGAGCTGGGAAGGCAGCAACCTGCGCGGCTTCCTCGCGGTCAAGGGTCACAGCCGCCACGAGCTGATCAGCTTGGTGGACATTGATCGCCCGATGCTGCGCTACAGCTTCAAGCTTCCCGGCCACATCCAGCCCGTTCACTTTGAATCCGGTGTGCTGCTGGTCAATCAAGAGGCCAGTAGCAGCCGGCTGTTAGGGGCAAGTTCAACGTAAAGCTCAGGCGTGGACATCCTTGCGCTACGGGGAGCCCTTGCCACGGCCCTCACTGCACACCTCGGCACCTACACCCTCGGCAATGGCACCACGACGCCGGCGCTAGTGGTGCGGGATCCAGGGCAAGGGATGACCGCTGGCACCACGGTGAGCGGCTTGGAGGTGGTGATCAGCAGCGTGCCGGAGCTGGAGCAACAGCTGCAGTACAAAGACAGCCCGTTCGTGCAGACTTGGAACGTGTTCCTGGTGGACTGGGGCGGCGCTGATCTTGAGGGTGCGGCGGCATTGGTGCAGGCGGGTTTTCCAGGCACCACGGCGGTGATCTTGGCGGTCACTGAAGACATCGGCCCGAAGCGTCAAACGCAGCTGAGAATTCCGCTCAGCCGCGTTGGCGGGGAGTTTGCTTTTCAAGTGCCACCGACGCTGCAGGTGCAGAGCGTCAACGGTCAAACCGGCCACGTCAGCCTTGGCCTGGCAGATCTCAACGATGTGGACGACACCGGGCTGGTGGATGACGCGGTGCTGGTGTGGGATGCAGCCAGCAGCAGCTGGAAGGTCAACATTCACACCACGTTGACCTTGACCGATGGAGGGCACTGGTAGGGGCAAGTTCAAACAAAGACCCTGCTAGCCCGTGGCGAACACGATCCGTATCAAACGCCGTGCCATTGGTGGCGGCAGCGGTGCGCCGAGCAGCTTGGCAAATGCTGAGCTGGCCTTCAACGAAGACAGCCAGATTCTCTATTACGGCCTCGGCACCGGCGGCGCTGGCGGAACGGCGACCAGTGCGTTGGCGATTGGTGGCCCTGGGGCGTTTATCAGTTCAGCGACGACCCGCAACGCGAACTTGGTGCTGGCGGGTCCGGCAACTGGCTCTGCTGCAGCGCCCACCTTCCGCAGCTTGCTGGCTGGTGACATCCCAGACCTAGGCAGCGTCTACCTGGCGCTGGCGGGTGGCACGGTCTCCGGGAACCTGACCGTCTCCGGCAACCTGACCGTTAACGGCACCACCACCACGATCAACTCCACCGTGGTCTCGGTGGATGACAAGACCTTTGAGCTGGGTGCAGTCAGCAGCCCTGACGACTCCACCGCTGATGGCGGTGGCTTGGTGCTGAAGGGGGCCACCGACAAGACTTGGCTCTGGGTGGATGCCACCGATGCGTGGACTAGCAGCGAGCACATCAACCTTGCGCTTGGTAAGAGCTATTACATCAACGGCACAGCGGTGCTGTCGGGCTCTGCGCTGGGTTCTGGTGTCACCAGCTCCAGCCTGACCAGTGTGGGCACGCTCACTACAGGAACACTGGGCGAAGGGTTCACGACGGTGGCGGTTGTACGCGGCGGCACTGGTGTCACCGAATTGACGGGCTTGGTCAAAGCCAACGGCGTCAGTGCATTTACTGCCGCAGTGGAAGGCACGGACTACCTTGGCCCAAATGCAACCCTAGATGGGGGTACGTTCTGATCACAGGCAAGTTCAGGTGTCCGGCTACATAGCCACGTAAGGACTGCCTGATGGCCAATCTGATCAAACTGAAACGATCAGCGGTCGCTGGAAAAGCGCCTGTTGTTGGTGATCTTGAACTGGGTGAGCTTGCGCTCAACACCTACGACGGCAAGCTCTACACCAAGAAAGACAATGGCACCGCCAGCATTGTTGAGCTATCGGGCGGTAGTGGTGGCGGCGGGCCGATTGCAGAGACCGCGCAGGTGATCAGCCAAAACATCACCCTTTCAGCCAACACTAATGGGTTGTCGCTGTATGCGGTGGAAGTCGCCAGCGGCTACAGCGTGGAAGTGCCAATCACTTCAACTTGGACCATCGCGAACTTCTGAGCCATGTCCTACGGATCCGTTAAGGTTGATTCCATTGTCACCAGCACCAAAACGGTGACGGTGGACAATGTTGCGGCAACTAATGCAGCGCAGACCTTTACAGCAGCCCAGCGTGCAGCGATCACTACGCTGACCGACGCCACCAATATCAGCGTCAATTTTGCACTGACGAACAACTACGTCGTCACACTCGGCGGCAACCGCACACTAGACAACCCGACCAATCAGGTGGCGGGGCAGAGCGGCAGCATCTTCATTGTGCAGGACGGCTCTGGTTCGCGCTCCTTGGCTTACGGCAGCAACTATGACTTTACCGGTGGTACGGCACCGACGCTAAGCACGGCAGCCAATGCCGTGGATCGGATTGATTACATCGTCCGCGCAAGCGGATCCATCCACTGCGTGTTTACCGCTAACTACTCATGAGCGTGTTCTATAATAACGCCCTAATCGGGGCTAGCGGTCAAGCAACGAGCGCGTATCAGATCGAGCGTTCAATCCGCCTAAACTCAGCCGATTCGGCTTACCTCAGTCGCACTCCCGCATCTGCAGGCAACAGGAAGACGTGGACGTGGAGCGGATGGGTGAAGAAGAGTACGCAGAATATCGCTAATAATGAGTATTTGTTTGAGACAAGATCCGGGTCTTCTGATTCGACAATCTTTTC